TCGTCGTAGTCGGAGCTGCTGTTGTAGTAGTCGTCGTAGTCGGAGCTGCTGTTGTAGTAGTCGTCGTAGTCGGAGCTGCTGTTGTAGTAGTCGTCGTAGTCGGAGCTGCTGTAGTAGTAGTCGTCGTTGTCGGAGCTGCTGTTGTAGTAGTCGTCGTAGTCGGAGCTGCTGTAGTAGTAGTCGTCGTTGTCGGAGCTGCTGTAGTGGTAGTCGTCGTAGTCGGAGCTGCCGTAGTGGTAGTCGTCGTAGTCGGAGCTGCTGTAGTGGTAGTCGTCGTAGTCGGAGCTGCCGTTGTAGTAGTCGTCGTTGTCGGAGCTGCTGTAGTAGTAGTCGTCGTAGTCGGAGCTGCCGTTGTAGTAGTCGTCGTTGTCGTAGTTCCTTCTATATTACATTCGTAAGTGTCTTCAAGCCATGTCACTACTTCTATATTACATTCGTAAGTATCTTCTATCCATTCAATATCTTGACATACGTAAGTGTGAACTCTCCAGTCAACTAAGCAAGGATTTTCAGGTATCTCTACATCAACAAAACATTTTGTGTCATCAACTATTGGCGCTTCAGTTGTAGTTGTAGTTACTAGCTGTGCACATTCATAAGTATCTTCTACCCATTCTATATTCGGGTTAGATATACTTAATACAAATTGATCGTTATTAGGGTCAAAAGAAGAAACAACATTAGAACCAACATATAAGTGGTCGTTAAACCAGCTAATCATGCCGTATGTTGATATTGGAAATATACCGTTATCAGTTAGCCTAATTACAGATCCTCTTCTCTCGTCGGCAAAATATATATCTCCATTCCATTTAGTAGCAGAGTATATATTGTTTGTTATACCAAACTCTCCTTGGTAAGGAACCTCTTGTCCTAGAACGTTGTTGTTCTGACTCACGTTTCCTGAGCCATCTGCATTATATATAACACTCTTACTATAAAGAACTCTAGATACTCTGTTATTTTGTATAACAGTTAAGTCTCCATTCCTTGATATAATCTTTGCGATCTTACCAAAACTTGGATCTAAGTCTTTGTAGTTTGCTTTGGATAAATTGAACTCGTTTATACCATTATAAGACGTAGTAACCTCGTAAACATCACTATAAGTTAGCGATGCAACCCTGGTTATTTCTTTATAATCATCTAGAGGGACTAGTGGTTTGGAATCCACAAGCATTCTACTTTGATTAAATCCGTCGTAAATTTTTATAGACTCGTAACCATTATACCAACCAAAAGCATTAAAGTGATCTAAGTTAACTACTGCGTTAGTTGTGCCAAAGACTTGGTTAACATCACCTAAGTGGTTTCCATTAGATATACCATATGTCTTAGGTAACTCATAAAAAACATCAGAACTAGCAAACTTATAATCAGTCTCAAGTATTATAGAATTATCTAGCTCTATAATTTTAAAGTCTATGTCTATTCTTATTCTTGCACCCCCAGCGTAGTTACAAGGAGAAAGCATAGCCATGAAAAGATCTCCAGAAGGGTTGATTGTCATCTGCTCTCCACTTGGATCCGCTAAAGAACCCCTCCTAAACATTATATCAGCAATATCTTCAGGATAATCCATCTGAGATATTACATTGTCTTCCCAAAACCACTCTTCTAAGTTTGCGTAATCAGCACTAGCAACAAACCTGTTATAAGTATATCCAACAGTATTGTCTACATCGACATCAGATTTAGTGTCGTCATATTCTAGTGTTATTATAGCTCCTGATTTTATTGACTCATCAGAACTTGATTTACACTTGAAAAGCATAATGGCTCTTCTTCCGTCATCTCCAACATCTCCTCCATTATCCCACTCATTAGGTCTAGCAGAAGACTTTGCGCTAACTATCCATCTATCATCTATTGTGTGACCTGTAGTGGAAGAGAAAGAAATAGAAACACCATTACTTAATGGTATGCTACCGCTTATTGGTATACCAGCTCCTGAATTGTCGTTCCATGCTGTGGTAAGATTACTTTTACAATCTAAAGATCTCCACTTAATTCTATCAGGTGTTCCTTCACTAAATATTTTTATCTCATACCTTGTATCTGTAGGACTTGAGTAAGTACCAGAAGCAGACAAGTCATCGCTTCCTTGTCCGTAAAAAACAGGAGCATCTATATAAGCTACATTATTTAGAAGGTCATTTCCTGATCCATCAGATCTAAATGCATAACCTTCATATAAAAAAGTATCTATAGATGTTTCGTCTAAAGCAATTTCTTCTGTATCTACTTTTATGTAGTTTCCTGACTCTTGAATTGTATTCGCTTCGCTAGAACCCGTTAAAAAGTTTCTTTCTTTTTTCTCAGACTCAAGAACCTTTATCTTTATAGGTTTATTCCTTATACCAGAAGTGTCAGACTTTACAAATAAGAAGTCTCCTTCCTTTACTTTGTTTATATCTTCTCCTTCTACCTTAATGTATGCGTAAACTCCTTCTCTGTAAAATACAACAGGAGATATTACATCGTAATCATTCTTACTTTGTTTTATGAAAAACCTATAACCTTCCGCCCAGTCTGGTGCTTTTGAAGATATTTCTACGTTTAGAGTATTCTTCTTATCACTATTAGTAATAGGAATGTGAACACTACTTCCTTCACTTGTAAAAGGAGTAGTCATTCTACCTTTTCCATCAGTATATGAAATACCAACCTCATAATCCATATTTGTCTTCATGGTTCTATGAGGTATTCCTTTGCTTCCTGATACAGAGGTGTAAGATAAATCTAGCTTAGGAATTATGCTAACACCATTGTTAGACATATTATAGTTCTCAGTATAGTTACCAAAAACCACCCTGTTACCTATTATATCTAAAGTCTTAGCTTTTCTTGGTACGTTGTCGTAAACCCTTCTTAGCTGTGACTCTGGAAGTGCTTTGTATACTTTGCTGTTTGTGAAAGTATAGTTCTGAGTAGAATTATCAACCCATCCCTTGTCTTCTTTGTCTAACTTCTCAACAATATAAGTAATATCGTCACCAGACTGTTTAGCAAGGATTTCTATTTTCTTTACATTTTTAGATCCAGTATTAAAAGATACAACTGCTTTGTTGTAATCATTCTCCATTGACTTATTAGTACCTGAATTGTAGTCATACCTAAACTCGTTAGGCATAAATGCAAACTCAGAAAATGGAGACACTGCGCTTATCTCGTTGTTGTCGTATATGTACCTGTACGCAAAAGAGAAGAACTTAGTTTCCAAGTAATTCTCTTCTTTGCTATCTGTTTTTTGTAGCTCTATTAAAGGAGCTGTATATGGCGCTGGCTTAATTAGCGATACATCCTCAAAAGTAAATGTATTATTAGCTAGAGCTTTAGCCGTATCTATATCAAAGTACTTTGGCTCAGTCACGCCGTCTGTTAAGAACAAGAAGTTTTTATTGTTCTCAGCGTCATTAAGGATAGACATATCCACCATATTCCCAGGTGTAAAACCTAGAATGTTTGCGTCTCCAGATCTATTGTCTGATAATATAATTGCAGCTTGGTTAGAGTCTTTTGAGAACTCACAAACAAATGATCCGTTGTCAGAAACTACACACCAGTAAATCTTATTAGCGGCATCATCCTCTACAGTACCAATGGTTTTTGCATTGCTACCAAAGTTTATAGAAGACATTTTCTCGTTAGATAACGCGTTTTCAACGGCTCCGACATCTGAACCATTAGAGTTTGCAACCCTAACGTTTAGTGCATGTCTATACTCTCCCTTTTGAATAAGCCTCTCATCGGAGTCTTTATTCATTTTTCCAGATGTGAATACGTTTTTTAACTTCATTATCTAATCCACTTATTTTTACCTTTCATTGCCTGAAGTATATCCAAAGGATGTACATCCATCATTCTCAACTTGGTGTTCTTTAAAGATGCGAAATAATCTCTCTTTGCTCTGGTTACTATATACTCTTGTATACCAAACTTATTCCTTACAACTTCATAAAGAATATACTTGTATAAAAAGTCCTCTGCAAACTTGTGAAGCTTTAAGTCAGAATCAGAAACATCTGAAAGACCATCAGTAAGGTACTCCATAACTATCAGCTTCCCGTACACGTCAGAACTGAATCTAACAACACCTAAGCTTTTGTTTACATTGTAAGTACCATTTATGTTTGCAGTAGAAGTATCCATTCCAAACCTACCTCCTTGAATGAAATCGTTTAGTGGATCGTTACTCGTATCTTGACTTTCAGCAACCTGCATGTTACGTATATCCATGAGTGGAGTACCTTCAAGAGCTTCTCCATCAGCGCCTGCTGAAAATAATATATTACCCTGGTCGTCCTGGAGGAACGCCTTATCTACGCTTGTAGTGTGTTTTCCAGTAGTCATAGGATGAAGTCTTCCTCTGTCATCAACCCATGATAATCTAACTAAGCCAACGTAGTCTCTAGGAAGAGTTATCTGAAGTGTTTCAGGCATTTCCATCTCTATAGACCTAACCTCCTTTAAAGCGTCGTAATGAAGCTCCTGTAAGCCTCTTTTTGCGTGGAATATTACATCAAATCTTGATATGTCGTTTATCAGTTTTCCGTCACCAACATTTATAATCATAAAGTTGTTAATAACGTCAGATAGCTTTACATATTGACTTTCTCCCCAGTTTGAAGAGTCACTATAGTATTGTTGATCAGTTATAGCCATTTCTTAAATAGTTTCTTTTTGTGCTCCTTGAGTATCTAACCCCATAGCAGCATTTGTTACCTCAGCTTCTCTTATTGATACACCCGCTAACTTGCAGATTTCCATAACTAAAGCAACCTCTTCTTCCTCTCCTAACTCAAAATCCATATAGTCGTTCGCGCTGTTATTGAATATTGGTTCACCACCAATCATAACGTACGTCCACTTAGGGTCTTTAGGTTGTCTGCTATAAACTAGCTCTACACAAGTTATAGTATCAGGTTTAACTGTGTAAGAGTTATTCTTGTCTATATAAACAGGATACATTTCAGTTGGACCACAAAGGTTTGCGTTATCTAAGAATGTTTCCTTGTAAACTGGCACCTCATCTATCTCAACACCATTAGCTCGTAAAGAGTGTGGCATATACATATCACAAGGCTTTAAGTAAACTGAGTCTTTTTTAGGTAGGTTAACAACCGTAGTAAACTTATCTATTTTGTTCTTTAAATCTCTAACCCTATCACCATAGTCTTGACTAAGCCTCCTAGCATTCTTCATCGTACTCATTCTGCTGTACTCAGAAAAGTAAAGGTTAAATATATTCTGTTGCGCATGCTGAGCGTACAGATTGAACTGCTCAGGCGTCAAGTACCCTCTATTTTCCTTGTTAAGTATAGTCAGAACAGTGTTCCTAACGTGATTAATCATACCTTATTATTTGATACAAAAATACAAAAAAAAGGGAGATCATTTCTGACCTCCCCTTTTCCTAGAGTAATACTATCTTAAAGCTTATTGACTATGGCTTGCATTACATCAAGGCCTTCGTCAGTCTTAAAGAACTTCGCTAGTGCACTATATACATTCTCCCCGTAAGGAGCTACAATAACTTTTTCTTTTTTCTTGTCATTCCAGCAAACAGTCACGTTATCGTCTTGTACTCTTAGTACACCCATCTCAACTGATCTGATTGCAATATTTCTTAATTTGATATTCTCATCGTTAGCTATGTTAATGAACTCAGTAGGGTTCTTTCTAGCGTAGTTAAGCATATCTCTTCTAATTTCTTTTGAGCTCATATCGGTAACTCTACCTCTTAATACGACTCTAGCTACTGCTTCAAGGTCTTCAATCTCCATCTCACGACAAAGAACCATAGCATCCAACTCTAAGTCAATGTTCTTAACCTCGTCATCAGCAATTTTAGACGCATCAAACTCAACAAAAACCTTACCGTTGTCTGGGTGGTATTTTGATAAAAACTCTTGTAGTAACACATTTTCTTTTGATACAAACAATTTACCATTTTCAAATACAATAGGAGGTAATGTTGCATCACCCATTTGCTCATCTATAAATACAGATGACTGGTTTGTAGCGTAGCGCATAGCTCGCTGCATTCTACCGTCAAAAAATTGTAGTGGTTTATTGTTACTGTGTCTGGATCTTAGTATGAAGTTTACTGGTGTTGATCCATTTTTTAAGACATAGACTCTGTCTTTAACCTCCCACTCTTGGGTGGCTGGTGTTTTTTTTGTTGCCATTATAATTATGATTTAATTTGATTTAATAAATGGATAAGGGGATGAGCGAACCCATCCCCGTCCATTGTTTATTTTACTTCAATAATACGAAGTTGTTTGCTCCCATTACACATAGAGCTCTTTCAGATAAGAAGTGTACTTGCATTGCGTCAAGGTCACTAGTAGATGCACCACCAGCAGATCCTACAACCCATGATTTGTACTTTCTGTCTTCTGCTTCTGACTTTCTATATTTCACGTGTAAGAAAGGAACTGTAGCGTTCTTTCCTAATACTTGATCGTAGATAGTTTTAGAACCAACAGGAACAATCAATCCATCAACACCAGAAGAAAGACCTCCAGTTGTTGGATCGTTTAAGTATTTCCAGTCAGTTTTGTAGAAGTCATATCCTAAGTTGAATCCTTTGAATCCTAAAGATAAAGCCATAGACTCATCGTTGTCGAATAAACCAAAAGAAGCACCAGCAGATCCGAAGTTGTTTAATCCAGCAAGAACATTGTCAATCTCGAAAGATTTAGCTCTGTTGTTGAAGATTACGTTTTCTTGGATTGCTCCTTCTTTGTCTAACAATTTGATGATGTTTTCAATATCGCCTTTAGTATCGATAGATCCAGACGCGATGTTACCTCTGTCTTCTACTTCGTAGAATAAACCTTTAGTACCATTGTATCCAGCGTTAGCAGCAGCTGATCCAGCAGCAGCAGGTCTTCCTTCGATCATAGAAGTCTCTAAGTAATCTTCGAAACGTAATCTTGTTTCGTGCTCAGACTTCAAGTACCATAAGTATCCTGTTGCGCCATTCTCAGTTGTTACTTCAATCCATCCGATCTGAGCCATGTCAGAACCGTTTACTTCGTACTTATCTTTTAAGATAATAGGAGTAGTTGAACGAATATCTTTTGCAGCCTCTAAAGAACCTTCCATTCCAGCAGTTCCTTTTTTGAACTCAGAACCAAAAGCGTAAACACTTAATCCATCAGCAGCTAATGCAGCGTCTAAAGTAGCTCCAGAGTAAGAAGCAACCTCGAAAGAGTCAGCTCCAACAACTGTTACAAGAGCTTTGTCTTGAACACCAGTAGCGTCAGTGATGATAACTGTTTGGTTTAATCTGAATGGGTGACCAGCAGAAGTGATTTCATCACCTGATCTAGTAGCACCTGATACAGCTAAGTGTAGACGTCCTTGCTCTGCCCACTGAATAACATCAGAAGCAAAAGGCATTTCAGCGCCTACCATTCTTAAAAAAGAAGATACAGAACGGTTTCCGTATTTCTCGAATTCTTTTTCGTAAACTTCTGGTAAGTACTGAGAAGTGAACTCAATGCTTGATCCAATATAGTTTGTTGAAAGTGTTGATTTTGAAGGAGCTGGGGTTAATGCACCACCAACACCTGATAAAGTTACAGCCATTTGTTTTTTGTTTTAGCGTTTTTTAATTTTCATGGTGAAATCATCTCCAGAGTCAACTATTCTGAACTTAGGTGCTTTTGAATCTACGCTGGCGTTAGTTCTAACGTCCATATCTATATTCTTAGTTTCCTTAACAATATCTTTAGTTGCGTCGGCTAAGCCTTGCTCGTAAAAATGTCTTGCTATTGTGTCAGCGTTTGTAGCTGCGTACATCTCTTTGTGGTATGACTTTGGATCCTTTATAAAGCCATTATCATCAAGATGCCTACTAAAAAAATTAGATATATCAGACTGTGTCTGTTTTACCGTAGATGCGTCTTTTACTTCGAACACAGCTTTCTTATCTCCGAGGTTAAATTCAAAACCTTTGAACTCCTCATTGAATAAAGCATTTGTTTTCTCAGCAAAAACTTTAGACCTCTGCTCTAGAATTTGTTCTTCTGTCGCTGATTTCTGTTTATAGTCATTATAAAAGCTGTAAGCCTCTTGATAGTCATCTGGAAGAGAAGCAGCACTTGACTCAAGCGGAGCCTTGAACTTTTCCTTCATACTTTCAAAGTGGTTTCTAGCCTTGTATAATTCTTCTTTAATTGCTATCTGCTTTTTCTTAATATCTCTCTCATCATCCAATTCTTCATCGTAAGAGAAATTATCTTCTAGCAGATAGTTTATTTCACTATCATCAAGGTGCGGCTTCGACTCCTTATAGTACTCTCTAAGAACATCTGAATCTGCAACTTCATTCCAATCCTTTTGTAGGTTTAGGAAATCATTGAAGCTGCGTCCAGTTTCTTTCTTGTACTCTAAGTACTTAGCCACGTCCTCTGGGACAGTGGTTTCTTCAGGTTGTCTAAGAACGTCTTCGATAGAGTCATACTCTCTACCAAGCTTATCTTTAAAGTAAGACAAAATACTATTCTCGTCTAGCTCTAGTACATTGTTTTCTGTAGTTTCTTCTACAGTTGTTTCTTCTACTTGAGGCTCATCGACTTGTTCCTCTACAGCTTCTAACTGCTCATCTACAGTTTCTAACTGTTCATCTACAGTTTCAGCTACTTCGTCTACAGTGGTCTCTTGTACTTGTTGTGGCTCAATAGGATTTCCATCGCCATCAAGCTCTCTAAAAGTTACTCCTTCCATTTTGATTTAATTTAATTTTACGCAAAGATAATACTTATATATTTTACAGGTCTAAGCCTATAGAGTCAGCACCATCAAAGTCTATTGGATTTAAGTCTTGTTGTCTTTGTTGGATTAGTTTAGATTGTTGACTAGCTTGTTTCTCTGTCCTTTTATCTTTTCTATCCTCCTTATACTTTTCTTTCTGAAGCTGATTCTGAATCTCTCCTCCTTTGATTTGAGCATCCATTCCTTTCTGAAGTTGTATAAGCTGTGACTTAAACTGGAACTCTTGCTGCATCTTTTGCATTTCGAACTCAGCTTTCATCTGTGCCAACTTAGCATCAATCTCTCCTTGAGCCATAATAGTTTGCTGCTTACCTTGTTCAGCTGTTAAAGAAGCTTGTTGGTTTGCCTCAGACTGTAGTGCAATATTCTCTTGCTGTCTTTTCTGATCCATCTTCTCCTTACGTCTCTTACGTACTTTAAGAAGTTGTGAAGCCATCTTAGAGTTTCTTACCATTCTAATATCAATAGCATCGTCTATGTCAATTTTCTGAGCAGCAAGTGAAGATTGTATGTTTTGTTCCAGCACAGCCTTTTCTTCTTCGTCAGGATGTATCTCTATAAAGATACCAAAGTCGTGAAAGTGAAGGTCTTTGATTTCTCTAAGAATATTCATACTTTCTCTTCCTATGTTCTTCACGAAGTCTTCAGACATATCAGAGTACTCTAACACATCAGATATTCTATAAGCAACACACTCTGCTAGTTTTTGAGTAATGTATATACCAGCGTGAAGGATATGTCTAGTTGCAGTGTTTGAGTTAAGAGCTGCTAGTTTTTGTACGCCAACAAGTGCATTAGAGTCTGGAGTACTTCCATCTCTAGCTTCGTTTAGTCCAGTTACAGACCTAATCATATTTAGGTTGTAGTTGTACATATTAATTAATGAACTAATCTTAGCGTTTGATCCAGAAGAAGCAAGCTCCTGAACTGGCATCTTACCATGATTAAATTCACCTATCTCGTTTGTTGATCTACCCAAAACAGAACCAGTCTGGAAGTAAAGGTTAAGAACCTCTCCAGCATCGTAAGTCATTCCATTACCTAGGTTAATAGATGATATTCCATCTAGATCTACGTACACACCATCTGGTGTCATTCTAGAAGCAATCTGTTGTAGTTTTAAGTGTGTAAGTTGAATCTGATCAGCAAAAGGAATCATCCTCTTAACTAATGAATCAATTCTACCCTTATACATCTTAGGAGCTGATACTATATAAGGCGGGTATACTTTCTGCATAGAAGACTTTGGTCTAACCATATTCTTCATTACATCCCACTTAAGTAAGTACTCAGTACCTAAAACCATAACTCCCTCGTACCAAACGTCAATGCGTTTAGACAATCTCTCGAACATCTCGTTCTCTTCAGGATTGAATGAGTCATCTCTCTTGATTACTCTTTCTCCTCCTGAGTTAGTTATTTTCTTTTTGTATACAATATTTTTGTCTGTCTTATAAGCAAAGTACAAAACAGTAGCTGTGTTCTTGTCAAAGGTTTCGTTTCTAGCTCCACCTCTAGTTCCTTGATACTGATCCCACTTCTGAGAAGACTGAGCGATTTTCTCCATATCATCCTTAGTAAGGTCTGGATTAATCTTCTTTAGCTCTGTCATATTTATGTTCTTAACCTCACCAAAGTAGTAGCAATCCTTGAAGTTAGGATCGTCTGTAGGGCTGTAAACAAAATTCTCTGGGTCTACGTATTCAAGTACTATACCATCGTGGCTGTTGAATGAGTGTTTTGCAACACCTATTCCTAACTCAGTAATGTCTTTGTCAATTCTTTTCTTTAACTCTAAGTACTCATTCATCTTGAAAACAGACTCAATGGCTTTCTCTTGAGCAATCTCAATAGAATCCTTGTAGTCTATCATCATATGAAGATCTAACTCATCGTCATTTTCAGGCAATAAATCAGGATCGCTTGAGAACATATTCTGCCCAAGCATGGCTCCGATCTCTTCAAAGATCTCTTTATTAGCCATCTGAGTTTGTATCTTATTCTTATAGTTAGCTCTTTTGTCTGTAGATATAGGATCCACAGCTGTTGCTTTAACATCAAAAAGTCTGTTAGACATACCGTTAACAACGATGTCAACAAACTTAGGTATAATAGGTAGTGGAGTCCAGTCTAAGTTAAGGTAAGAAATGTCACCATTAACAGACATCTCGTCCTTATACTTCTGTATAGACTGCTCGCCCATAGCGTAAAGTCTTAGGTTGTGATAAACTCCTTTGTTGTCGTAAAACCTGGAGTCGCTACCTTGACCTCTAAACCACTCTGACTCAATAGCCCTACCTACTCTTACTCCGTACTGCTTAGATTGCTTTTCGCTGTCTGGAGCTAGTTGATCTGGAAAAGATGTTGTACTCTTTAGTGATGGATTAT